CACCAATAGATAAATGGAATCATTGCATAGATGCTATAAGATATGCAGTAAGCTATCAACTCCAGAATCCAAATAGGGGAACATATTATATTTCATAAATAAGTTATTAAATTTTGTGTATAACTTTAATTGTGTTATTTTAGCATAAATGAACGCAATAGAAAACATACACAACTTGGAATACCTTAGCAACTCAATAGTAGTATTAGAAAAACTAAAGGAATGGCAAAAGGCTAGACCAGACAATAAAGACCTCAACAATTTAATCACTAAATACCTAGATATTACTTTCTATATTGTCAGACTTCAGCAGGATGCTATGGCAAAAGATATGATGATTAGTAAATACAGATTTGAAAGAAATAAAGCTAGATTAGAACTTCAGGAATTAAAAGACAAATACACACACTTAAAAGAATTAGAATTATGAAAGTAAAAGGAGAATACAATATCGATGAAGCCAACTATAATTTAAATATATCTTATGAATATTATTGGGATGATGGCAATTACTTTAATCCACCTGAAAGCGACTTAGAAATATTAGAAGTTACTTTAAATGGAATGGATATAACTGACTTTTATTGGGATTGGGTTGATGATGCAATACATTCACAGGTTTGGGATTATGCTCAAGAAAATAGAAATGAATAAGGTGTTGTAGTAATAACTTGGGGAAGTTACAACATCGATAGGGTGGTCAGAAATGGCTGCCCTTTTTTTATTATCTTAGTGTATTATAAAAATCAATTTAAAATACGTTATATATATATGAAAGTTGAATTAACTATTCCAAACAGTCTATCAGAAATATCTCTGAAACAGTATCAGAAGTTTCTGAAAATACAGAAAAACAATACTGATCCTTATTTTCTGCAATGCAAGATGATAGAAATCTTCTGCCATCTAGATGCTAAATCAGTTAGATTATTAAAGCTATCTGATGCTGATAGAATAGTACACATTTTAAATACTATGTTTGATTCTAAACCAGAATTAATTAGAACATTTACTATGAATAATATTCAATATGGAATTGTTCCAGACTTTGATGCTATTTCTTTAGGTGAATATATTGACTTAGATACATATATTGGTGATTGGGATAATATGTTAATTGCTATGAATGTATTATACAGACCTGTAAAAAACAAGATGGGAGATAAATATATCATCAAAGATTATGATGTAAATTCTAAAGAAAATTTAGATGAAATTTCTATGGACATAGTTCTGGGGTCAATTTTTTTTTTGTATCAACTAGGGATAGATTTATCGACAGTTATGGTGAGTTATTTGGAGAATCAGGAAATAGACAGCTCGATGCATCAACAAATTTTGGAAGAAAGTGGGGTTGGTATCAATCAATTTACACACTCGCTAAAGGAGATATTACGAGATTTGAAAGTATTACCGAATTAAATGTACACACTTGTTTAATGATGTTGTCATTTATGAAAGACAAAAACGAATTAGAAGCTAAACAAATAAAAAAGAATTTTAAATGAGCCAACAAGGAATAAGGGGTTTTTATCAATTAACAGAAACTATCAAAGAACAGTTGCTAGAAGATAAAAATATTAACACAGTAACAACAGGAGATATTACAGATGTTAATTTAAACAAGCAAGACATATTTCCTATGGGTCATATTATTGTAAATAGTGTAGTAGATCAAGAACAAGTATTAAGATTTAATATTACTGTATTAGCAATGGATATTGTTGACCAATCTAAAGAACTTACTATAGATAGATTTAAAGGAAATGCCAATGAGCAAGATATTCTTAACACACAATTATCAGTATTAAACAAACTAATACAAAGATTAAGGATGGGTGATTTATATAGAGATATGTATCAGCTACAAAGTGATCCTACACTAGAACCATTCTATGATAGATTTGAAAATCAACTAGCAGGATGGTCTGCAAATATGGAAGTGGTAATTTATAATGACATATATATCTGCTAATGGAGTACAACAATTTAGAAGCTGTAATGAAAAAGTATGCTAAGTATGTCATACAACAAGCTAAATCTAATTTATCTAAAGCAAAACCATATCCTAAAAACAAAGGGAATCTGTATAATACATTAGACTATAAAATTGATTCAGATGACCAGGAAGCATTATTAGTAGAATTTCTAATGGAAGATTATGCTGAATTTGTAGATCAAGGTGTAAAAGGAAAAAACCCTAATGCTTTACCATCAAAAGCCAAATATTATGGTGAACAAAAAGCACCGAATAGTCCTTATAAGTTTGGTGCAATGAAATCTAAAGGATTAAAAAAGGCTATAAATAAATGGACTGTAAAGAAAAATTTAGATGGTGTTAGAGATAAAAAAACAGGTAAATTTCTAAAAAGAAAAACAATGCAATATCTAATAAGAAGAAGTATATATTTATCAGGTATCAAACCAACTTACTTTTTTTCTAAACCATTTGAAGCAGGAATAAAAAAATATGAATTACAATTTAAAAAGGCATTTATATCAGACTTAGAAAGTCGAATGGTATATGGTGAAAAATAAACATTATGGCAAATATAGCATTAAGAAACCCACAATATAAATTTATAGCAGTACCCTCATCAGGTGTTCAATCTGTTGAATGTACAATTACAATAAATACAGTATTAAGATATACACTAGTAAAAAATGTAAGTCCAAGCACAGGATGCAATTTTGATATTTCAGAACTTGTTAGAGATTATTTAGACATAACTTATTCTTCAACTTATTTAGTAGATACAGTATTAATATCAACTAACTTAAAAAACTTTTCAGGTTTAAATGGGACAGGTAGTCAGGTAGGTTCAACTGTTAATTATACAGATGTGGGATGGGAAGCATATGGATATTTTCCTGAAGGTTCAAATCCTGAAGTTCCATTTACTGTAAATCATAAATACTTATTAGCAGCAAAATATGATGAACGTGGTACAGAATGGAATATATATGTTCCAACAGGTGTTTCAGGATATGTTCATTATATGACAGGGGCAGGAGTTTATTCTGTAAGTTCTTATAGTGGCACAGATACACAAGTAGTAAATCAAGGTTCTAATATTTGTTACATAAATAGAATTGATTGCACTAAATATGGAGCAGGTAGAAAAATAACATTTATAAACAGATATGGAGTTCAGCAAGATTTATGGTTTTTCTTAAAAGAAGTTACAGCATTAAATAGAACTAATGAAAAATATCAGTCTAATACAATACAATATCCTGATGATGAATATGCACAGTATGAAATAAATAATGCACCAAATAAACTATTTAATACACAAGGTAAACAAATGCATACTTTGAGTTCAGGTTATTATCCTGAATATACAAATCAATTTTTTGAGCAATTGTTATTAAGTGAGTATGTATGGATGACAAGACCTAAAAAAGAAAAACCTGATGTTGATGAAACTGTGCCTGTAACTGTAAAGACTTCTAATATGAGATTTAAAACATCAGTTAATGATAGGTTAATAGAATATACAATAGACTTTGAAGAAGCATTTGACTTAATAAACAATATTAGATAAATGCAAAAACTCCAATTATATATAGGAACAGAAAGGGTTGATTTATTTAAAGATGAAACTGTATCTTTTACACAGACAATACAAAACGTAAAAGACATTAGTAAAATCTTTACTGAGTTTTCTAAAACCTTTTCTTTACCTGCATCTAAAGTAAATAACAAGATATTTAAACATTATTATAATTTTGACATACAAGGTGGGTTTGATGCTAGAAATAAAGTTGCAGGATATATTGAATTAAATACAATACCATTTAAAGAAGGTTATATAAAATTAGAAGGAGTTGATTTAAAAAAAAATATACCTCACACTTATAGAATTACATTCTTTGGTAATACAATAAATTTAAAAGATGTTTTAGGAGATGACCAATTAGGTGCTTTACCTAGCTTATCAACATACAATCAGGATTATACAAAAACAAATATCAAAAGTAAAATGACTGCTAATTTAACTAGCACTACTAATATTTGTACACCCCTTATAACACACACACAAAGATTAAAATATGATTCTGATTCTGCAACACACAATGATGATGGAAATTTATTTTGGCATAATGCAAGTGGAACAAATGGTGTTGTGTGGAATCAATTAAAATTTGCTATAAGACTACAAGCAATTATTGATGCAATAGAAGCACAATATTCTGAAATAACATTTTCTAATGATTTTTTTAACGATTCTAGTAACACACAATTTCATAATTTATGGATGTGGCTACATAGAAAAAAAGGTAGTGTAGAAGCAACTCAGCAATTGGCTTTGAATTTTGTTCAATTAGAAGAACTGTATAAGGTTTCAGGTAATACTGGTTTTACTGCATCTATATTTGGCATATTAGAAATAATAGCACCAACATCTCCAACTCAAATCGTACAAACTGATTTAACATTAACACCAACAAATAATTCAACAGTATATAATATACAAATATTTAAAAATGGTTCTATATATGACCAAAGAACAAATGTAACAGGTCCACAAACTTTTTTTAATACATCAGGAACAATATTAAGTGCAGGGCAATATAGTGTTTTTGTTGCTACTTTAGATTCAAATGGAATAACTTTTAATGCCAATAATATAGTTTGGACTGTTTCTGTTGCTGTTCCTGGTCAAGGTGGTGGTGGTGGTACTGATATTTGGAAAAATGCAACTACATTTCAAAGTAGTACAATAACTCCATTTAACATTCCAGAACAAATCCCTGAAATGACTGTAATTAGTTTTCTTACTTCTTTATTTCAGATGTTTAATTTGACTGCTTATATAGATAATTCAGGCACAATAGTTGTTAAGACCTTAGATAGTTATTATGCTTCAGGTTCTGCTAGTCCTATTGTAATAGATAAATATTTAGATGTAACAAAATCTACATCAAATGTGGCATTACCATTCAAAGAAATAGTATATAAATATAAAGGCTTAGGAACTTTTTTAGCTAAACAATATAATCAGCTAAATAATATTGAATGGGGTACATTAAAATACACTTTAAATAATGAAACTTTTGATGCTCCTAATAACACATATAAAGTTGAAATACCTTTTGAACACGTTTTATATGAAAGATTAATCAATGTTAATACTGCAGTATCTGCACCTGCTAATGAAACAACAATCCAATATGGGTATTTTGTTGATGACAATCAAGAATCTTATTATGGTCTGCCTTTAATTTTTTATGCAATAGAAGTTAGTAATGGAACTGATATAGCATTACAGACAGGAACAGGAACAGAAGAAGTAGATGATTATATTATTCCATCAAACAGTCTAGAGATAGGAACAACAAATGAAACTAATATTAATTTTAGTGCTGAAATAAATGAATATGATGGTTCAGAATTTATTAGAACATTATTCAATAATAATTATAGCACTTACATAAACAACGTATTTAATATAAGTAGAAGGCTTTTAAAAGTTGATGCAGTTTTACCTCAAAAAATATTTCATAATTTACAGCTAAACGACTTAATACAAATAAGACAACAGAACTATCAAATAAATTCTATTACTACTAACCTAACAAATGGCAAAAGTCAATTAGAATTATTAAATATTGGAACACCTTATTATAGAGTGCTTCCAAATGTATCATATTCAGGCTCACTTGGAACTTTATATTATAATTATTCTGTAGGTATTGCAGCAAGTTTGTCAATTGGAGATACAATGTATAATAATGCTACACTAACAAGTACAGCAAGTTCTGGAACTTATTTTCAAACAGGCTCAACTGGAGATGACACAGTTTGCCAAGATAGTTCGTATGTAATGTCAATGACTTTAGATTCTAATGGAATAATAACGAACATAGTATGTGGGCAACCTTAAAATAAAATTATGATTAAAAATATATTAGACTTATTAAAGATAGTAAATGGTGAAACTGAAAATATTAGAATTGCTCAGGGTAAATATAAATTAGCAGAATCTTTTTCAGAGGGTATTAAGCAAACAAAAAATAAATTAAAATGGCAACAAAACTAGAAGTAGAATTTCAGTTAAAATATAAAGAAGCTGTTAAGAACTTAGATGAATTCCAAAAAGAATATACTAAGTTAGAAAAACAAGTAGTTAAGGCTAACCAAGAAACAGCTAAAGCATTAGAAAAAGTAGAAAAAAGTGCTGAAGATGGTGCAAAAGGTGTGCAAAGTGTAACTGCATCTCTAAAAAATATTGCTAAAGTTACTGGTGTTGTGTTTCTTTTACAACAAGCATTTGAATTTGTTAAAAGTGCAATACAAGAAAACCAACAAGTGATGGATGCACTTAATGTTGTGTTTGAAACTGCACAAATTTTATTTAATCAAGTTGCTAATGTCTTTATTGATGTTTATAAAAACGTATCTAGTGCCACAGAAAACTTTGATGCATTAGGAAAAGTAGTTAAGGGTCTTGTTACTATAGCCTTTACACCATTAAAACTAACAATTGATGGAATTAAATTAGGTTTATTAGCTGCACAGTTGGCTTGGGAAGAATCATTCTTTGGAGATGGTGATCCTGAAACAATAAAAAGACTTAATGAATCAATAGATGAAACTAAAGAAAGTCTAAAAGAAACAGCAGTTGAAGCTGTAATTGCAGGTGCAGATATTGTTACTAATTTTGGTGAAGCTGTTACTGAAGTTGGTGAAATTGGCACACAGGTAGTAGATGGATTAAAAGAAGTTAGTGTAGAAGCTGCAATAGAAACTGCAAAAACTAACATACAACTAAAAAAATCTGCAGAAATTGCTGCAGCAGAATCTAGGGGTCTTATTGAACAATATGACAGACAAGCTGAACAGCAAAGACAAATTAGAGATGAAGAAAGAAATAGTATTGAAGATAGAATAAAAGCTAACAACGAATTAAAAAAGGTTTTAGAGTTACAAGAAAAACAAATGTTGGCAAATGCTGAAACAGTATTAAAAGCAGCAGAAGCACAGTTTGAATTAACTGGCAAAGATGAAGACTATATAGCATTATTAGATGCTAGAAATGAAAAGTTAGGTGTTCTTGCACAAATAGAAGGATTCAGATCAGAACAAAAATCTAATGATTTAGCACTTGATAAAGAATTAATAGAATTAACTAATTCACAAATAGAAAGTGAAAGTAAATTATCTATAGAAAGAAAAAGGTTTAATGCTGAATTAATACAAGATGAATTAGTAAGACTAGAAGCCTTAAAAGAAATTGATATATTAGAAGCAGAACAAGAAGCCATAAGACTTCAGGCAATAGTAGATAATGCTAATGCAGGAACACAAGCCAAAATTGATGCACAAATAGCACTTGATGAATTTTCAGAACAATCTAGACAAACTAATTTAACTAGACAGAAAGAAATTTTAGATGCAGAAATAGCATTAGATAAACAAAAGATAGCAGACAAAAAAGCTGTAGTAGATGCTATATCACAATTTGCAGATGCTGAATCTGGAATAGGTCAAGCCTTATTAATAATGAAACAAGGACTTGCATTGAAGGAAACTATAATGGATTTGAAACGTATTACATTCAAAGGAGTTGAAGCAGTAGGTGCAGCAGGAGTTTCAACAGCACAAAACGTAGCTGAAAGTTCTAAGATTGGTTTTCCACAAAACATTATTACTATTGCTAGTGCTATTGCTCAAGGTGTGGGAATTATTCGTTCTGTAAAAAAAGCAGTTTCTAAAACTAAAGCTAAAGCAGGTGCAGCATCAGCATCAGTTCCTAGTATTCCAACTCCATCAACACCTGCATCATTACCACCTGCATTTAATATTGTAGGAGCAAGTGGAACTAATCAATTAGCAGAAGCAATAGGTGGTCAGACACAAGAACCGATACAAGCATTTGTTGTAGCTAGTGAAGTTACAAATGCACAGGCATTAGAAAGAAACACAATAGAAGGTGCAACAATAGGATAAATACAAAATTTAATTTTAAATACGTTATATAATTATGAAAATAGTAGAATTAATACTAGATGAAGAACAAGAAGAAAGTGGAATTGATGCCATTTCAATTGTTGAAAGTCCTGCAATAGAGTCTGATTTTGTTGCATTAAATAATCAGGAAATAAAACTTGCTGAATTAGATAAAGAAAAAAAAATATTATTAGGTGCTTTATTGATACCTAATAAACCAATATATAGAAATGGTGAAGAAGGTGATTATTATATCTTCTTTTCTAAAGAAACTATAGTTAAGGCATCACAGATGTACTTAAAAAATGGCTATCAAAATAATTCAACACTAGAACACAAAGACACACTAAAAGGTCTTACACTAGTTGAATCTTGGATAGTTGAAGATGAAGTAAATGACAAATCCAGGAAGTATGGTTTAGATGTACCAGTAGGAACTTGGATGGGAGCAGTAAAAGTTAATAACGATGAAATATGGAACGAGTATGTTAAATCAGGTAAAGTTAAAGGTTTTTCTATTGAAGGCTACTTTGCAGACAAAATGGAACGACCTAAAGAATCGATTAAAGAAGATATGTCAGAAGAAAAATTAGCAGAACAATTACTTAGTAAAATAGAAAGTATTGTCAAAGGTGAAAAGGTAAATTTATCATTAGTCGATGATTTAATAAAAATACAAAAAGAAGGTACTAAACAATATTCTAAATATGTAGATACTATGGATACATCAAAAGGGTATTTAAGTATAGCTATAAAAGAAGCAACAAAAGCTTCTAAAACTTTAAAAGAAGCATTAGATTTACAAATTAAATTAGAAAATCAAGCAGAAGAATTAGGTGTTGATTTACCATCTTCAGTTAAAGAAAAATCATCAGCAGCTTTTGAAATTGCTAATAAAGATTTAAATATGATGAATTCATTAATTAAACAATTTAGAGTTCGTTAATCAAACAATTTAAAATAAATTAATATAAAATGAAAACACCAAACGAATTAAACAAAATCTATAATAGATTACCTAAAGACAAAACTGAATTAGCAATACACAAAGTTGAACTTGCAGGTATAGCAGATAGAGCAATTAAATTTACAGAAGATTTAGAAAAAGGTAATAGAAATTTTATGACTGATTATATGGCTGTTATAGAAGAATCTATAAAAAAAGGTGAAAAAGAATTAAATAGACTTGGTGCTGTATATCGTTTAGCAAAAAAAACAGAAACACAATTAATTGAAGGTTTAAAAGACTTAGGAGTTTCTAAATCTCCTTTACTTGATAATTTAAGAAAAGTAATTGATAGATATGAAAATTATGTTTTAAAACAATCTAAAAGATATTTTTAAAATAAATGAGAAACACTAGAAACAAAAAACCTTTTATACCTAGCAGAACAAGTCCTACTGGTAGTTCTAGAGCCTGTTTATGTTGGGATTCCAACACATATTCAATAGAATGTTGTGATGGTTCAATACACGCACAGGGCATTGGTGTTATTACTAGAATTACTTAAAAATGCAAAATTAAATCAAATAATCGTTATATATATAATATGAAATCAACTGAAATGTTAAATCAAATTAAAACACTTCTAAACATCGAGGTAAAACTTGAGGAAATGAAGTTAGAGAATGGTACTATAGTTAGTGCTGAATCTTTTGAAAAAGGAAAAGAAATCTTTATTGTTACTGATGATGAAAAAGTAGCAATGCCAGTAGGAGAATATATCCTAGAAGATGGCAGATTAGTAGTTGTAGAAGAAGAAGGAATTATTGGAGATGTTAGAGAAGTTTCTGATGAAGTTCCACAGAAAGAAGGAGAAGATGGAGAAGAAATTACTTCAGATTTAAAAGAAGATGACTATGAAGAAGATGATAAAGAAAAGAAAATGGCAGATGTAGGAGATTGGGAAGGAATGGAAAAAAGAATCCAAAATCTTGAAGATGCTATTGCTGATCTTAAAAAAGATAAAGAAGGTAAAATGGAAGAAGAAGAAATGAGTTCTGATTCACAACCATTAAAATCAAGAACAGTAAAAGAAGAATTTTCTGAAGCTGCTGTAAAGCCTATAAAACACAATCCTGAATCAGGAAACAAAAAAATAAATAAAGTAGAATTTGCAAAAGGCAAGTTTAACACGACACTAGACAGAGTATTAAATAAATTAAATAAATAATAAAAAAAATGAGTAATCTAAAAAATGTACAATTAGCAACTGCTGTAAATATCACTACTACTTATGCAGGTGAGTTTGCAGGAGAATATATTGCTGCAGCACTTCTTTCAGCTTCTACAATTGATGATGGGGGATTAACAGTAAAAGCAAATATCGCTTACAAAGAAGTAATTAAAAAATTAGCAACAGGAGATTTAGTAAGTCCTGCTAGTTGTGATTTCACACCTAATTCATCTGTAACACTTACAGAAAGAATTATTCAACCAGTTGAGTTACAAGTAAACCTACAATTATGTAAGTATGACTTCGTAAACGATTGGGAAGCACAATCTATGGGATATGGTTTAGGTCAATCTTTACCACCAAAATTCTCTGACTTTATGATTGCACACGTTGCAGCAGAAGTTGCACAAAACACAGAAATCTGTATTTGGAAAGGAGATACTGCAGGTGCAGCAGGAGTTAATTCTTTTGATGGATTTGAAAAACTAATCGCAGCTTCAGCAGCAGCAGGGGATATTCCTGCAGGTCAGCAAGTGGCAGCAGTTGGTGGTGGTTTAAATGCAGGTAACATTATTGCAGAATTATCTAAAGTAGTTGATGCTATTCCAGGTTCTTTATATGGAAAAGAAGATTTGTTTGTTTACATAGGTTCAGCAGCAGCTAAATATTATGTTCAAGCATTAGGTGGATTTGCAGCTAATGGATTAGGAGCAAATGGTGTAAACGCACAAGGAACACAATGGTGGAACAATGGTTCACTAAGTATTAATGGTGTTAAAGTGTTTGTTTGTCCAGGAATGAGTCCTAACAAAATGTATGCTGCTCAAAGAAGCAACTTATATTTCGGAACAGGAATCTTAAACGACACTAACGTAGTGAAAGTTTTAGATATGGCTGACTTAGATGCTTCAAACAATGTTAGAATGGTAATGAGATTTACTTCTGCAGTACAATTTGGTATTGCTTCTGACTTAGTAGAATACGCATAATAATTAACTAACTGAATTAAGGCAGGTGGAATAATCTGCTTGCCTTTTTTTTTAAATAAAATATAAATACTATGGCTTGTACACTAAACACAGGTAGAAAAGTACCTTGTAAAAGTGCCTTCGGTGGGATAAAAACTGTTTACTTTGCTGATTATGGAACTATTGCATCAATTGCAGTAGATTCAACAACAAAAGAAGCAACAATAACTAATGGTTCTCCTGCTCCGACTTGGTACGAATACGATGTAAAAGGTAATTCATCTTTAGAAACAACTGTAACAAGTTCTAGAGAAAATGGTACTACTTTTTATACTCAAACTTTAAACTTAACATTAACTTATTTAGATGCTAAAACTCAAGCAGAACTTCAAGTTCTTGCAGTAGGCAGACCTTACATTGTAGTAGAAGATTACTATGGTAACAATTTCCTATGTGGATTTGAAAATGGTATGGATTGTACAGGTGGTACAGTAGTAACAGGAGCAGCAGCAGGGGATTTAAGTGGGTTTACTCTAACTTTTGAAGGATTAGAAGAAACTGCACCTTATTTCTTAGATGCAGCAGTTACTCCAGATGTAACACAAATTGATCCAACTGCATAATAATAGTTTTTTTAATTGAAAATCAAGCACTCTATCTAGGGTGCTTTTTTTTTGCTTAAATGATTGTACAAATTGCATAGATAATTACGTTATATAAGTAATGATTATATTAACTACATCAGCAACTGCCCAAGCATTATCAGTTATTCCTAGAGAATATACTGATGCTTTTAGTGTATCTATTCGTGATGATAGCACAAATGTTATTAAATATTATAATATCACTAATGCTGTAACTTCAGGAAATTATCTTAACTTTAATCTAACATTTAATCCTTTATTAGTAGAAAATCATTTTTATGATTTAAGATTATACATAGATTATAATTATTGGAATACAAATTATAGTTTTTGGAATTTATCTGAACAAATTTGGAATATAGAAACTGAAGAAGTAGATGATATTTACAAAGACAGAATATTCTGTACAAATCAAGATATAGATCAATTAAATAAAAATGACCATTACGAAATAAATAAAGGTCAATATACAACATACGATGGGTATGATAATACATACATAGTAATATGAAAAAAATAAGATTAAGAAATGCTAAGGGTCAATTTAAAAAGGCTTCAAAAGTATCGGAATTTGGTTTTGTAAATTTAAGCACTTACACAAGTCCAGAAATTAAAGAAGTAAATGGTAAAGAATGGATTGAATATGGAGCAGATAATAACTATTTTCAGTATTTAATTGATAGATATAATGGAAGTCCTACAAATAATGCAGCAATTAATGGCATAAGTCAAGCTATTTATGGTAAAGGAATAAATGCTACTGATGCTAATAGAAAGCCAAATGAGTATGCTCAAATGATTTCTTTATTTAAAAAAGATGTAGTCAGAAAATTGTGTTATGATCTTAAATTAATGGGTCAATGTGCAATACAGGTTATATATACTAAAGACAGAAAAAAAATAGCACAATTAGCACATATGCCTATTGAAACTTTAAGGGCAGAAAAGTGCAATGATGAAGGTGATGTACCTGCATATTACTATTTTAAAGATTGGGCAAACATAAAAAGAAGTGATATTCCTTTAAGAATACCTGCTTTTGGTATGTCTAAGGAAAATATAGAGATATACTATATAAAACCATATAAATCTGGATTTTACTACTATTCACCTGTGGACTATCAAGGTGGTTTACAGTATGCAGAATTAGAAGAAGAAGTATCTAATTATCATTTAAACAACATTATGAATGGTTTAGCACCATCAATGCTTATAAATTTTAATAATGGTACTCCAAATCAGGAAGAACGTAAATTAATAGAACAAAAGATTGCACAAAAGTTTTCAGGAACAAGTAATGCAGGTAAATTTATACTCGCGTTTAATGATAATAAAGAAAGTCAGGCAGAAATTACTCCTGTACAATTATCTGATGCACATAATCAATATCAATTTCTTTCAGAAGAAGCTACAAAAAAAATAATGGTAGCACATAGAGTGGTATCACCTATGCTATTAGGTATAAAAGATAGTTCAGGGTTAGGTAATAATGCAGATGAAATAAAGACTGCTTCATTACTTATGGATAATACTGTTATTAGACCTTTTCAAGAACTTTTAATAGATTGTTTTGACCAAATACTAGCATACAATGAAATTGCTTTAAACCTTTACTTTACGACCTTACAGCCACTAGAATTTACTGAAGTTGATAGTTCAATACAAGACAAAGAAGATATTGAAGAAGAAACTGGCTATGAATTTAATAAGGTAGAACTTAAAATGATTGATGGTCAAAAGGCTTATGACACAAAAGAAGAAGCTATAAAGGTAGCTGAAGAAAAAGGATGTGGTGGCTATCACGAACACGAAGTAGAAGGTGTTGTTTATTATATGCCTTGTGAAACACACACAGAACTTAAAGCACCTTGTTGGGATGGATATGAGCAGATTGGAACTAAAATGAAAGATGGTAAAGAAGTGCCTAATTGTGTTCCATTGTCTGAAATGAAATTGACAGAAGAAAATGAATTGCAAGAACTAACAGACCAATTGTCAGAATATGGACAAGATGAAGCTGATCTTTTAGAAAATTATGAATTAATTGATGTTTCTGAAGTTGATTATGAAAATGATGATAGACAAGATGAATTAATTAAAGAATTAAATGAAGAAAAACCTAAACAATCAACACTTAGTAAAATAGTAAATTTAGTAAGAACAGGACAGGCATTTCCAAATAGAAAATCTGCACAAGATGGAGTTACTAAACAAACTGGATTACAAAAATTTATGGTTAGATACCAATACGCACCATTAAAAGTAGATGATGATGGTAGAAAATTCTGTAAAGCAATGGTTAGAGCCAAAAGAATATATCGAAAAGAAGATATTATCAAAATGGGCAAACAACCAGTTAATCCAGGATTTGGAGTTAAGGGTGCTTCAACTTATTCTATATGGTTATATAAAGGTGGTGCAAGATGCCAACACAAATGGTTTAGAAAAACATATATGCTAACTTTAGATGGAGATAAGTCTTTAGTAACAACTACTAAAGCAAAGTCATTAGGTTTTAAGTTTCCTGTAAATGACCAATTAGTTCCAGTTGCACCAAAAGATATGAAATACAAAGGTTACACAAAGGCATATTGGGATAAAATGGGTTTTGGTAAAAAGAAAAAAAAGAAATAAACTATGGCAACAATACTTTTTATAAATCGTACTGATCTAATAAGAAACTCTATAATGGATGGAAATGTCGATACTGACAAGTTTATCCAGTTTATAAAATTAGCACAGGAAATACACGTTCAGAACTATATGGGAACTAAATTATATGATGGCTTAACTGCAGCAATACCTAATATAGATCAACCTGCTAATGCTAGGTGGAAAACTTTATTAGATGACTATATAGTACCGATGCTAATATGGTTTGCACAAGTAGATTATTTGCCTTTTGCTGCATATCAAATTAGAAATGGTGGTATGTTTAAACACAAATCAGAAAATTCAGATACAGTAAGTAAAGAAGAAGTAGATTACCTAACAGAAAAAGCTAGAACTAATGCTGAATGGTATTCTAGAAGATTTATTGACTTTATGAGTTTTAATGAAACAACATATCCTGAATACACAAACAACACGAATGATGATATATACCCAAGTTATGATGCAACATTTAATGGGTGGGTACTATGAGATATAAACCGAAAGAAAAAAATATAGAAAAATTAAAAGTCTTTTTAAAAAAGATACAAAATAATAAAACAAAAAAATTAAAGTATGGCAACTCTATTTAACACTAAAATTTCTGCAACTTACGAGGGTCTATTTAAGACAATCGATAATGCTGCAATAACTGCTTCTTTAAAAGAATTAACAGATGGTTCAGGAAACCAATCAGGTCTTTATGTAAATAATGCAGGAGATTTTAAAGTTTCTAACATATTAGAATGGGGTTCATTAAAAGACACAGGCACAGGGGTTACAATAACTCGTTATGTAACTTCTACTGATGGAATAGAAAACTTTGATAATAATACTTCACTTCCTACAAGTGCTGCTGTAAAACTATATGTAGATACTAAATTCTCGCAAACAGATACTTTACAGGAAGTTTTATCTTTTGGAAATACAACAGGTGGAAATGACATTGTAGTAAGTGCTAGTGATGACATTACGTTTACTGATTCTAGTAAAGCAATATTCGGAGCAGGTAGTGATTTACAAATCTATCACGATAGTTCAAATATTTCATATATAAAACATAATACTTCTTCAGATTTTAGAATACAAACTTCAAGTACAGGCTATATTAAATTAATGGCAGAATTAGAAAATATGGCTGTATTTATACCTAATAGTGCAGTAGAACTTTATTTTGATAATTCTAAAAAACTAGCTACTACTAATACAGGAGTAGATGTTACTGGTAATCTTGTGGTAAGTGGTAGTATCACAGGAGCAGGTGGTTCATTCTTGCCACTTGCAGGGGGTACAATGACTGGTAATATTGTTTTAAACGATAATGTTAAAAGCATATATGGAACAGCTAGTGATGGACTTGAAATCTATCACGATGGTTCAAATTCATTAATTGCAGATACAGGAACAGGATTATTAAATATAAGGTCTAACGAAGTTAGAGTAACAAACGCAGCAGGTAATGAAATACAATTACAAGCAATAGAAAATTCTAGTGTAAAATTATATTTTGATGGGAGTGAAAGATTTTATACTACTAATACAGGTGTACAAGTTATAGGTGCTTTATCTACTACAACAAATGTATCAGTAGGAGCAAATGCAACTTTTGTAGATAATGGAAAGGCATTATTTGGCAGTTCTAACGACTTACAGATTTACCACGATGGTAGTAATAGCTATATTAATGAAGCAGGAACAGGAACTTTAAAAATATTAACAAATGGACTAGAAATAAAAAATCCTGCTGACAATGGTTATATGGCATTTTTTGGTGCTACAGGTTCTGCTGAATTGTATTTTAACACAGCTAAAAAGTTTGAAACCCTTACAGATGGTGCAAAGGTTACAGGAAATTTAGAAGTAACAGGCACAATTACAGGTAGTGGTGGCTCGTTCTTACCATTAGCAGGTGGAACTATGACAGGCACAATTTTATGTGCTGATAATAAAGGTATTAATATCGGTGCTTCT